TTGCCGTAAAGCTCACTCTCCTGGGCTGCGCGCTCGATCATCGACAACGCTTAGAGTAAGCTCGCCACCATGGCCGAAGCGCTCGGAATCGTCCCTTGGTTTTTCTGGCTTGTCATCGGATCGGTGCTCGGCTGGATTGTGCTCGTGTTGGCGTTCCTGGCGGTGATGAACGCCAAGGCCGTCGTCGAGCGCGGCGAGGAGCTCACGCCGTTTTTCGCTGGCCCGGTGTATGTCGGCTTTGTCGTCGGGCTCGTCCTCGATGTGATTTGGAACTGGACGGCCGGCTGTTGGATCTACCGCGAGCGGCCGAGAAAGATCACGTTTACGAGCCGGTGCAAGCTCCACAAGAAGAAGCCGCTCTCGGATCCGCGCGGCCGTAAAGCTCGAGCATGGTGTCGAGAAATGAACAAATACAACGCGGGTCACTGCTGATGCTCAAGGCCTACGTCGGCACGAAGATCATCAAGGCCGAGCCGGCCGAGAAAGACGGCAAGGCCGGCTATCGCGTCATGTATCCGGACGGCTATGTCTCATGGTCGCCGCGCGCCACCTTCGAGGCCGCTTATCGAGAGATCTCCAAAGACGAGCGCGAGCTCCTCGAGCAAACCAACGCCGAGGCCGCCGTCTCTCAGATCACGGATTCTGGCTGCCGGCATATGTGGACCTACCGCCCGGACATGGACGATCACACATGCGGGTTCTGCGGTGAGATCCGCCAGGACGTATAATCGCCGGCGATCCGTTCGAACGGTCAAAGGAGCTCCACGATGAAAGACCATTATCCGATGCCCAATAGCGGCGGCGGCGACAAAGGCGGCAATTCGAAGCCGGCCGGCGCCAGCAATACCGGCAAGAGCACTGGCCTGCGCAAGCAGGACAGCCAGCGCGCCGACGTCTTGAAGACCCCGAGCACGAAAAACCCGTATCCCAACGGGATGTGCTAAAACCGTAGAGGGTTAACCCATGACCAGGCGGCAGCACGATCGCCTGGCACCTTCCCAAAAGCCGAAGGCGCCGCGATCGAGACTCATAGCGACGGCGGAGTGCGGCAATCGCTTTATCCGGATCCGGTGCGCGTGCGGCGCGCTCAAGGTGATTGATCGTGCCAAGGCTGCGCGGTGAGTAACACCACCCTCGAAGACGAGGATTACGCCGACGACGGGTGCCCGGAGTGCGAGGACGGGGAAAGCCTGGACAGCATGCAGTCCGCCTGTTGGGATGATCTGTGCCATGGTGGCGAAGTTCCCTGCATGCACGGCGACTATTCGCGGCTGCCGTGCTCCCTGTGCGGTAAGTAGAGCCGCCTGATGTAGACTCGGTCTCCCGAGCAGGCCACAGCGGTCGAGCTCGCGCGTCGTCACGATCGAGGTTTTTCCGTGGCAGGACCGACAAGCAAGCGCAAACCCGCGAAGAAGAAGCCGGCGAAGAAACGCCGCAAGCCGGCCGTCGCGCCGCAAGACAAGCCGCTCACTCCCAAGCAAGAGGCCTTTACCCGCTGGTATGTCTCGGCTGCGGTCAATTTCAACGGCACCGAAGCGGCGCGGCGCGCAGGCTACCAGGGCAGCGCCAACGTGCTCGCCGGCGTGGCCTTCGACAACCTAAGAAAACCCAATATCGCGAAAGAGGTCGATCGACTCAAAACGATCGCGCTCTCGGGCGCGGACGTGACCGTCGAGGCCGTGCTCCGCCGTATCGCTGTGGTAGGCGCCCAGGCGCTCGAGGCCGGCAAGTTTGGCCCGGCTGCGCGCTGTGCTGAGCTCCACGGCCGGTACTTGAAGATGTTCACGGACAAGATCGAGCACACCGTCTCGATCGACGAAGTCACCGACGAGCAGCTCGCGGAGCTCGTCAAAGAATTTGCGGAGGCCGCCGGTGTCGATATCAGTCAATTCGTTACGCTCGATGGAACCCCGGACGTCGCTATTCCTGTCGATCAGGGAGCTCCAGCGCCGTAAGGAGAAAGCCGAGCTCGGCAAGCTCTACCCGGACGAGGGCCCGCTTCGGCGCGAGCTCTACGTCAAGCACTTGAAGATGTTCGAAGCCGGCCGGATCCACAACGAGCGATGTGCACTCGGCGGTAACCGCATCGGCAAGACGCTCGGCATCGGCGGCTACGAGACCGCGCTGCACGCCACTGGCGAGTATCCGCATTGGTGGGTGGGCCGGACGTTTAAGAAGCCGATCGAAATGTGGGCCGCAGGCACCAAGGCGCTCAAGGTCCGCGAAGTGAATCAGAAATTTCTACTCGGCAAGCTCACCAAGCGAACCGGCTACACGATCGCTCAAGGCGGACTGATTCCCCAGGCCCGGATCGTTAGGCTGACGCGAAAGACGGGCGTCGCCGACGCGGTCGATCAGGCCGTAGTGAGGCACAAGCTCGGCTTCGAGAACGTGATTACGTTTAAGAGCTACGAAGAAGGCCGCTCGTCATTCGAGGCCGAGGCGATTGATTGGATTTGGCTCGATGAGGAGCCGCCGCGCGAGATCTACGACGAGTGCAAGATGCGGATACTGACTGCGCGCGGTGCTATTCTCTCGACCTACACTCCGCTCGAGGGCATGAGCGCGACCACGCTCTCGATCCTCGAGGGCTCGGAGTTTCTGTAATACAAAGCAGCACGAGGTAGGACACCATGCCAGAAGCAACCACGCCGGCCATTGGAATCGGCCGCGCGATCAAAGCGATGAGAAACGGCGCCAAAGTGGCGCGCGAGGGTTGGAATGGCCCGGGCCAGTGGCTCGAGCTCCAAACGCCCGACGAGCATTCCAAGATGACGCTGCCCTATATCTACATTCGCACCGTGCAGGGCGATCTCGTGCCCTGGCTCGCATCGCAGACAGATCTACTCGCTACCGATTGGCGGGTGGTTCTATGAACGACAGTTTTGACAGCACGAGCGATCGCCGCATCGAGAACAACATCATGCGGCACGAGTATCGACTGCTCACGCCCGACGAGAAGGAGCAGATGCGGCGGATTAAGGACGCCGGCCTCGATCTCGTGGCCGAGCTCCACAAGATCGGCGGCACCAATCCCAAGGAAATGCGGCAGGCCTCGCGCGAGCTCGCGCTGGCGCAAACCAAGGCCGAGGAGTGCGTCATGTGGGCCGTCAAACATTTGACGGGCTGAGTCAATGAGCCGGCGGCCGAAGCGGCGGCACTGCCGCAACTTCCCATGCCGGCGCCGCTTGAATCGAAGGGAGATTCTCTACAATGGCGGACAGTGTGACGAGTGCATCGCAACCGCAATCGAGCGAACCCGCTACGAGCGGACACATCCTCGCCCGCATGGAGGAGTACTCGGAGGAGCACCCGGAGGCGACGAGCTACCTGATTTCGACCGAGCTCGAGGCCGAGGAGCTCCTCCTCGCGATCGCGGCGACGCTTAAGCATCTGATGCGCGACGTGAAGCACCGGGACGACCAGGCGCAAATTAAGAAGATCGGCCAGCAATATCGCCTGGCAGTGGTCCAAAACCGCGCGCTCGATTACATTCGAGGCCTGACCGGCGACGACGAGCTCGCGATCTACGGGCTCAAGATCACGGTTCCGCGTACACAGTAGAGGAGCTCCGTTATGACCCTGCACACGAAGGCCCGCCCAGGCGCCGCCTATGAGACGATTCTCGAGAAAGCCGGCGAGCTCCGCGCGCTATGCAATCTCAAGCTCGAGCGCTGGCGAACCGGCGGCAACTCGCTTGCGGTTTGGAACCTACACCACGAGATTCGCGAGCTTATCCTCGTGCTCGAGGAGCTCGTCAAAACGCCGCGCTTGGTCGAATACGCGGCCGTCCAGATGGGCGCCGGCGACGTCTTCCTCTCCGAAGTGATGGCCGTAGCCGCCAAAGCTCGCGAAGCCATGGCCGTGATACGCGAGCACCTTCCAGAGCAGCCCGGGCGGTGGTCCGAAGACGGCAATACGATCGAAGCGCCGACGCTCAAAGCCGAGCCTATGAACGAGATCAAGACTGCGCTGCACCGGCTGATTGACGAGATCGACGATTAGGCTCGAGCCGTGACCGCCAAAGAGAACCGGCGCCGAGCTCGAGGCGATGCCGTCGTCCCGCTCAAGGATTGCCAGTCGTGGTTTTTGAAGAAGCGGCGCAAGAACCGAGCCAAGGACAAGCGCGCGAAGGCGGCCCGCAAGAGGAATCGCACATGAAAGGCGTCCGCAAGCAACTTGACGATGACGGTCAGCTACGGCTTGCTGAGGGCGAGTACGGCAAGAACAGGCGAGGCATTTGGCAGGCCCGACCGCATGGCATGCACGTCGGCAGCCTGCAGAATCACACCGTCACCGAGCACGAAGACGGGACCATCACAGTCTCGCCGTCGATCCTAATAACTTCCGAGGAGCGCGGGCAAAAGGTCGAATGGCACGGCTACCTTGAGCGCGGCGTCTGGCGTGAGTGTTGAGGATCCACGTCGCCACCATCCCGAGCACCGGGACGCATTTCTGCCGAGACCATCTTCTCGCCGGCCACGAGCTCGTCGTCGAGCACATTTGGGGCCGCACTAACGACGGCTGGCGAAAGCGCCTGGCCGAGCTCGCGCCGGACGATAAGATCCTGATACCGCTTCGGAGCCCGTTCAAGGTGGCGCAGTCCTGGAAGCGCCACGCTCGAGATCTAACCGAGCTCCCGGCGTGTTGGAGTCGGCTCGTGGCCGAATTCGATCGGCCGCACCGGGCCCGGATCCGCTATCTGCCGATCGACCAGGCCACGCGCCGCGATGCCTTCCTCGAGGAGCTCAACCATGCATGGGGATTGAAGCTCAAAACCGATTGGCCGATCGTTCGCCAGGCCGTCCCGTTTTATCGAGGCGCGGCCGAGCTCAGCGCCCAGGAGATCAACGAAGTCATTCGAATCATGCTCGAGCTCCGCGAGTTTCTCGAGCCATTTGGCTATGAGGTCGGCAACGTGACCCGACCCTAAGCCGCCACCAAGGAGAAAGACGATGCCCGACAAGAAGCGCTCGATTCATCTGCCCCGCCGGCAAGTGCGTATGACGAATCTCAACTTTCAACCGGAGAAAGCCGGCGATGCTCTTGTCGAGCGCGCCGATCTTTCGTTCGAAGTGCTCCTCGACGAGACCGATATCGGGCAAATATTGCTGACCCGGGGAAACCCGCTGCGCGTGCTTTGGGACAAAGACGGCGAGCCCGTCCTGCGCGAGCTCGACAAGCCGATCGCGCTCGATCTCAAGCTCGAGGGCACGCTCACGCTGCAGGAGATTGGCGGAGTGTCCGCGCTGGTCTTTCCGACGGCCGTGCTCAAGAAGTGCGCGCTCGAGCCTATGATCGCGCGCAAGGCGACGCTAACGTGCCAGGTGCGCGTAGATCCGACGGGCATGCTCGAGGAGCTCGGTCAAATGCGGATCCGCGAGGACTGCTCGCTCGAATTCGACGGTAGCGGGGAAAGCGAGAAAGACGACAGCCAGGGACAAATGCCGGTATGACCATCACGCGCCGCGAGTTCATCACGTCGAGCCTGGCCGCCGGCGCGGCGATCTCGACCGGGATCTCGCCCAACTTCGCGCCGAGCTCGGATCCGCTCGAGCTCTCGCTATTCGAGTATCGCGCGCGCTACATCGAGCCGGCCATGGCCGCCCTGGCCAAACACGTCGGCCATGGCGCGTTCTTTGTGGACTCGCAGGGCAGCGCGGGCGAGCTCGAGCCGCTCAAATTCCAATGGCTAGATACTTGCTCACGGCCAATATGCTGCGCCGCGAGCTCGGCCAGCTCATCGGCCCGCAGTGGTTTAGAGAGGCGGCCGCGCCAACTGTCCGCCAGTGGTTAGGCAAGGCCGGCACGATGCTTTTCGAGTTTGAGCTCGCCGGCCGGGCGCGCGAGCTCGAGGTCGATGCCCGAGCGCTCGCAATGTGTTGGATTCACACGATCATCTAGGCCGTGGTCAAGTACGTTGACATGATCGGCTGGGACGACGCGCCGCACTTGCAACCGCCACACATCGAAAAAAAGGAGCTCGACGCGCTCGAGGCCGATATCCTCCCGCACCAACGCAAGGCGCGGCGAGACGGGCGCCCGTCAATCGGCCATGGTGCGATCTACCCGGTTGACGAAGATTCGTTTTTCATCGACCCGTTTAAGATCCCCGACTATTGGCCTCGAGGCTACGCGCTTGACGTCGGATGGAACCGCACGGCCGCGCTTTGGGCCGCTCACGACCAGGATGCGGACGTCTACTATCTGTGGCACGAGTACTATGTCGCCGAGGCCGTGCCGATCGTTCACGCGCACTCGATCATGGCGCCCGGGCGGTGGATGACCGGCGCGATCGACCCGGCCGCCGAGCATTCGAGCCAGCGCGACGGCAAGAAGCTCAAGCAGGAATACACCGAGCTCGGCCTGCATTTGGTCTTTGCCAACAACGCCGTAGCCGCCGGGATTCATCACGTTTTGGTGCTCCTGCAGGGCGGCCAATTGAAGGTCTTCAACACTCTGCAGTACTGGCGCAAGGAGTTTCGCTTGTACCGGCGAAATGAGAAGGGCAAGATTGTCAAAGAAAACGATCACTTAATGGACTGCAGTCGCTACGTTCTCAATACGAAGGGCGTTTTGACCACCCCACCGATCCAGCGGAAAGACCGAAGGAAGCGAGGCGAGTGGTAGAGCAAGCGAACGCACGGCCCGACAACGCAGTCAACATTGAAAACCCCAACGAGCGCGACCCGCTTAGACCGATCCGCGAGCGCTTCCAAGTGCTGCAGACGTTTTGGCAGCCGATACACGACGAGGCGCTCGAGGATGACAAATTCGTATCGGGCGAGCAGTGGCCGCCCCAGGTCAAAGCCGAGCGCGAAGAAGAAGGCCGGCCGTGCCTAACGTATAACTTCATGCCGAGCTTCACGCGCCAGATCATCAACAAGATCCGGCAGGAGCGGCCGCAATTAAAGATTCGGCCCGTCGAGACCGATCGCGCGCAGCTCCCGAATATCAAAAACGTCCAGGGCTCCCAAGATTATTCGATGGCCGATATCTACTCGGGCATCGTTCGAAATATCGAGTACCTCTCGCACGCTGACCAGGCCTATGACACCGCCGTCGGCCACGCGGTCGATCACAGTTTTGGCTACTTCTACGTCATGCCGCGATGGGCCCGCTCGGATCCGTTTGTTCAGGAGCTCACCGTCCGGCGCGTGAAAGACAGCTACTCGATTCTCCTCGACGCCGGCGCTCAAGAAGCCGATTACTCGGACATGCAAGACGCTTTCATGTTCACGCACATGAACCGCCTCACGTTCGAGCGCAAGTACCCCGAAGCCGTCGCGGATGGCGCCTTTACCATGGGCACCGGCGAGACGTTTACCGGCTGGTGGGATCCGGACAAGGTCCGCATCGCGCAATACTTTTGGATCGAGTACCGAAGCGATGAAGTGCTCGCCTTGTCGAACGGCAAAACGGTCTATTACGAAGACGTGAAAGAGATCCTCGACGAGCTCGAGGAAGATGAAGGGATCCACATTCTGAAAGACGCGCGCGGCCGCGAGCTCCGCAAGGCCGTCAAGCGGCCGATTTGCCGATGGCGTAAGTTTGTCGCCTCCGGAGATCTCGAGGGCCCGCTCGATCTCCCCTTCGAAACGATTCCGATTTTCCCGGTCCTTGGAGACGAGCGCCTAGTCGATGGCGTCGTCAAATACGAGAGCGCGCACCGGCACGCTCGAGACGCGCAACGCAGCTACAACTACTGGCGGACCGCCGCCGCCGAGACCGCCGCGCTGGCTCCTCGAGCTCCGTGGCTTATGACCGAAGACCAGATGCGCGGGCATGAGGACGAATTCGAGAACGCGAATCGAGAGAATCTCGCCGCGTTGACCTACAACCATGTCGAGGGACAGCCCGCGCCGGCGCGGCAATTTGCCAAAGACATTCCGTACGCTGAATTGCAGCTATCGACGCAGGACGCCAACGACATTCAAACGATCATCGGCCTGCACCAAGCCAATCTCGGCGCGGAGTCGAACGAGAAAAGCGGCCGCGCGATCGAGCGCCGGCAGCAGCAAGGCTTGACGTCCACATTTCAATTTCCGGACAACCTGGCTCGAGCTCAAGAGGCCATGGGCCGCGCGCTCGTCTTCGCGATTCCGCGGATTTACGACACTCGTCGAATCATGCGGATCCGCCTCCCGGACGATACCGAGGATTTTGTCGAGATCAATCAAACGGTCACGGATAAGGACTCGGGCAAGCAAGTCATCGTGCATGATCTCGGCGTCGGCCGTTACGATGTGGTGATGG